GAGGTCAGGGTAAATGATTAAACGTTCCTTATTTTATCAAAATGGTGAAATGATACCAAATCGTATGCCTCAAGATTTTGAAAAAGCAAATGGTAATAGGGCCTGTGGTAACTGTGGAATGTATTCGAATAGGAGATCATATTGTGGTGTGTTTAGAGAGTTTCGAGTTAAAGATATTTATGTTTGCGGAAAGTGGCGTCAAAGACATTTTGTAAGGTAATGGAGCTAATAATATTAAATGATGGAACCTATCACTTAATACAGTTAACTAAAGAAATGTTAAGTCATATGAAAATATTAGCTGATGTAGATTGTTTTAGTTTATGTGATATTATCAGATTAGAGTTTACAGAATATTTAGACCACCCTATCAATCAACATCAAATGAAAAATGGCTCTGGTTACTTTTATGGGTGTATATGTAGATAAATTATGATAATAACTTTGTATGGCAAAGTACAGAGGAAGAACAGTAAAATTGAACACTCCATCTAGGGGTGATGTAAAAAAATTTAAAGTTTTCGTCAGAGACAAAAAAACAGGCAATATCAAAAAGATAAATTTCGGTAGTAAGGAAATGAGTATTAAAAAACACATTCCCGCTAGACGTAGGTCCTTTTTAGCTCGTATGGGTGGAGTTCTTAAAAAGGTTAGAGGTCAAAAGTCACTTAGCCCAGCCTATTGGAGTATGAGGAGTTGGAGATAATGAAAATAAATGAGAACACAAATGTTGCTTTACCAATAAGAAACTTACTAGCAATTATATTTGGTGTAGCGATAGGTGTCTGGGCTTACTTTGGAATTGTTGAAAGATTGAATAGACTTGAAACATCTGATACTTTGTTCCAAGCTGATCTACTAAAAAAAGCAGAACAAGAACCAAAAAATTTAGAGATGTTTATGTTGATAGAACATCTTTCAGGCCAGATTGAATCAATAGAAAAAGAAATAGAAGCTAGTAGATATAACAAAGTCAATATAGATCATTTAAAAGAACAAGTTGATCTGCTACAAAAGAAACTGAATGGTAACCACTAATGATAGAAACAGTATTTGCTTTATTAATGATTATAGATCACGAGATTAAGGAACACAGAATACAACCATCTTTGTCTGCGTGTCTTAAAGGAAAAAGGATAGCCGAGAGAAGTGCTAAGGGTACATCTGTATCTTATAAATGTATTAAGTCACAAGCAGAGATAGAAATTTATATGGGTGAGAAAAGTATTAAAAAATTAATATTAAAATGACCAAAGAGCAAATAATTAAAAGACTAGGATTAATCAATAAGTTACGCAAAGAGCTAAAAAGTAGAGGTCCTGCGGATCTAGAGGTAAAGATTGCAACATTAGAAAAAGAAGTAGATACTTTAAAAGCAGTTATAGATTTGAAAGACATAGAGATTAATGAAATAAAAAAAAAATTAGAAAAAATCAAACAGGATAAGTTTGAAGATGATTTAGCAAATAATACTCCACACAAGGATCAGTTTAAATGAAATACCTATTAACTATAGTAATATGTTCAGTTGTAAATGGGAAAACTGCTTGCATACCACCTTATCAAGCACAGATTGAATATATTGACGCTTATGAATGTTTGCTTGATGGTTATAACATGTCATATAATAAAATAGTAGAACTAGGAAGAGAAGATGTTAATAAGTACAACATCTACATAAAATTTGGCTGTAATGAAAATCAATCTAACAAAACCGCAATATCAAATATCATCGTCCAATAAAAGATTTAGAGTTTTAGTTTCAGGTAGAAGATTTGGTAAAACTTATTTATGTATTACCGAAATGATGAAGTATGCGAGTAAAGTAAAACAAAACATATGGTACGTAGCTCCAACCTTTAAAATGGCAAGAGAGATTGCATGGACTAAACTAAAAGATATGCTTCATCAGTTTAATTGGATTGAAAATGTTAATGAATCAAATTTACAAATCACCATAAAAAAAACAGGATCAAAAATATCATTAAAAGGTTGTGAGAACTATGATGCACTTAGAGGTGTAGGTATAGATTTTTTAATACTAGATGAATTTGCTGATATAGATGAAAAGGCATGGACTGAGGTCCTTAGAGCATCGATAGCAGATACACAAGGAGATGTGCTTATGTGTGGTTCTCCTAAAGGTTATGGTAACTGGTCCTACAGAATGTATCTTAAAGGAAAAGAAGATGAAGAATGGGATAGTTTTCAATTTACTACTTTACAAGGTGGAATGGTTCCTAAAGAAGAACTAGACCAAGCTAAACAAGATGTCGATATAAGAACGTATAGGCAAGAGTTTGAGGGCACTTTTGAAAACTACGCTGGAGCTGTGTATTATAATTTTCATCCTGTCGATAATGTAAAAAAAAGTGAAATTGATTGGAACAAACCATTACACATTGGATTAGATTTTAACGTGGATCCTATGTCAGCTTCTGTTGCACAGATAGAAAAAGATATAATACATTTTAAAGATGAGATAGTTATTTATTCAAGCAATACTGATGAAATGGTTGAGGAGATCAGAAATAGATATGGCTCCAAACAAAAAATATTTTGTTACCCAGACCCAGCTTGTAGGCAAAGAAAAACTTCTGCTGGTGGAAGAACAGATTTGACTATTTTACAAAACGCTGGATTTAATGTGAAATGTAAAATAAAACATAGTCCAATAAGGGATAGGATCAATGCTGTCAATTCTAGACTAAAATCAGCCTCAGGGAAAAGACACATATTTGTTAATCCATCTTGCAAAATTATTGTTCGTGGGTTACAAAGACAGATATATAAGGAAAATACAAATATTCCTGATAAGGAAGAAGGATTTGACCACATGAATGATTCAATAGGATATCTCGTAGAAATAGTAAAACCTTTGATAGCTGAACAAAGACCTTTTAAACCAGTAAGATGGACACATAAATAATATGGCTTATTCAAGAGATGAAGCATTTGAAACTCATAAAGATTACAAAGAAAATGTAAATCAGTGGGAATATTTTATACGTTCATTTAACGGTGGATACGATTACACCATAGGTCAATACCTTAACAGATATAATCTTGAATTGGATAACGAGTACAATCAAAGACTTGGAAATACTCCTTGCGATAACCATTGTAAAAATATTATCCAAATTTATTCATCTTTTTTATTTAGAGTTAAAGCTTCAAGAGACTTTGGAGAAATGTCTGATGAACCAAGTTTAGAATCATTCTTAAAAGATGCAGATCTAGACGGTAACAGTTTTAATAGTGTTATGAAACAAGCACAGATATATTCATCAATCTATGGACATACTTTTTTAATTTTAGACAAACCAGCAATACAAACAAGGACTAGAGCAGAAGAACTAGATCAAGACATAAGACCTTACATATCATTAGTAACACCAGAAAACGTTTTAGATTGGAATTTTAAACGTGAGATAAATGGAAAATATTATTTAGATTATTTAAAGATTAGAGAAGAAGTAGATAAAGATGGTGGCACGTATTTTAAGTTATGGTATCCTGATAGAATAGAAACTATATATGCTAAAGACGATAGATCAGATCCAACTATAATAGATACTGCCGATAACCAGATCGGACGAATACCAGCAGTTATTCTTTACAATTCAAAAAGCCACAAAAAAGGTTTAGGAATTTCCGATTTGGCAGATATTGCAGATTTGCAAAAATCAATCTACAATGAATTATCAGAGATAGAACAATTAATAAGATTAACTAACCACCCGTCATTAGTAAAAACTCCATCAGTAAATGCAAGTGCAGGAGCTGGTGCAGTTATTGAGATGCCAGAAGAGATGGAACCTAATTTAAAACCTTACCTACTACAACCATCAGGTCAAAATTTACAAGGCCTTATGCAATCAATAAACCATAAAGTTGAATCTATAAATAGAATTGCACATACAGGAGCAGTAAGAACAACTAAACAAGCTGTATCATCTGGTATTGCATTACAAACTGAATTTGAATTACTTAATGCAAGACTTTCTGAAAAAGCAGATAATTTAGAAATAGCAGAAGAACAATTATTTAGATGTTATGCAATGTTTCAAAACGCAACTTTCGATGGAGAGATAAACTATCCAGATAGTTTTAACATTAGAGATTATGCTACTGATCTTGCATATTTTCAACAAGCTAAAGCAATCAATATTGAATCTCCTACTTTACAAAAAGAAATTGATAAAGAAATTGCAAGAGCTGTTGTTGATGATGATGAAAAACTTGGAATTATA